TGATCATAGATTGGAACATGTATTATTTCGATTCCAGCGATGAATGGAAATCAATTCATGAAGAAGATCTATGGGTATATAACAAACTAATCTTAAATACTCGTCTAAGGCATCTCTGTGGACCTACAGGGGTGCCTGTTCCATATTCAGGTAATTATATCGTCCGACCAAGTATTAATCTACTTGGTATGGGGCGATTTTCTCGTATAGAATGGATAGATAAAGATACAGATCGTTTTCATCCATCTGAGTTTTGGTGCGAAATGTTCAATGGCCCACATCTTAGTGTTGATTTTTACAAGAAGACATCTCAACTTGTTGTATTAGGAGAAAGAGATATTGAAGACCCGTTATATAAGTGGAAAAAATGGTCTAAAATAGATCATAAAGTACAGTTTCCAGAAATTTTAAACACATTAAAAGGTGATTATGAGTGGATAAACTGTGAATTTATAGGAAATAAACTTATAGAAGTACATTTTAGAAGAAATCCAGACTTTAGGTATGGTAATACTGTCGCCATTCCTGTTTGGAAAAACGATAGGCCGCAAAAAATGGATGGATTAACCTTTATTGATGATAAAGATTACCTAAGAAGAGGATTTTATATCGATGCACGGGATAGCAACCCCGTAAAAAGTTCTGATTTAACAAATCAGGAGCAAAAAAATGACCAAAAAAGTCGATAAAGACCAAAATTTTATGAAAAATGAGTGGGGAACTGAATTTTTAGCTAGTGAATATGGTTGGGAAGAAAAAATTCAGAAGCAAAAGATGCTTCGTGAGATCGCAAATGATGATTTGACGCCCAAAAAGCATGATTTTACAGTGCAAAATGAGTTACATGCAAAAATTCGCAATGATGAGGACTATGACGATTGGGAATATGGAACGGAACCCCTTTATGAATCCAAAAAACACTGATAAATAAGATAGATTTATAATTTTTTATGCCTGTAGAACGGGTAAGTAAAGGGTTTAAAGACATTAGTACTTCATTTCAGGTCAATCCGTTGACCTATGATCTTATTGCGATTAAAAATGAAACCGCTATTGCCCGTTCTATCCGCAATCTTGTATTAACCTATCAGGGAGAAAGATTCTTTAATCCTATTCTTGGTTCAAAGGTAAGTAGATTACTTTTTGAGAGTGTTGATGAAATCACAGCATCAGCAATTCAAGAAGAAATTAAAACAACAATCCAAAACTTTGAGCCCAGAGTGAACTTACTTTCTGTTGATGTTTCTCCAGATTTTGATAATGGAGAATTTAATGTAACTGTTAGGTATGAAATTGTTGGAATTGATGTATTACCACAACAGTTATCATTTGCATTACAACCAACACGCTAATGGCATTAGTAAATTTCGCTAATTTAGATTTCGATCAAATAAAAACTTCGATTAAGGATTACCTTAGATCGAATTCAAATTTCACTGATTATGACTTTGAAGGATCGAATCTTTCCACAATTATTGATACGCTCGCGTATAATACTTACATAACCTCATACAATGCCAACATGGTGGCAAATGAGGTGTTTATTGATAGTGCTACATTAAGAGAGAATGTAGTATCTCTAGCAAGAAATATTGGATATGTTCCAAGATCAAGAAGATCTGCGAGAGCAAAGATATCTTTTTTCGTCGATACATCAAATTTTAGCAATATCCCAACACAACTCACATTAAAAGCTGGAGTGGTTTGCACAACTCGCTCTTTTGGCACTGAGAGTTACTCTTTTATAATTTCATCTGATATTACCGTACCTGTAACTAACAATATCGCAGAGTTTAATGATATTGAAATTTATGAAGGAACTCGTATAAGTCAAAATTTTACTGTAAATTCTTTTGACCCAAATCAAAGATTTATTTTAGACAACCCAGGAATTGATACAAGACTATTGAATGTGACAGTAAAACCTTCAGAATTGTCAACTGTTACAAGAACATATACTCTTGCAGATAGTTTATTTGATGTAGATTCAAATTCTGCAGTATTCTTCATTCAAGAAATTGAGGACGAAAGATATGAACTAATTTTTGGTGATGGAATCTTTGGCGTAAAACTAGAAGAACCAAATTATATTACAGTAAACTATGTCGTCTCTAATGGGGAAAATGCAAATAATCTTTCATCTTTTGTCTTTAGTGGAACATTAGTAGATCAAAGTGAGAGATTAATCACCTCTGGAATATCACTCATTACTACTACAGAGGCTTCTGTCCTTGGCACTAATATAGAAAGTGTAGAATCCATAAAAAAATATTCTACTAGGATATATGCATCCAGAAATCGTGCAGTAACATCTTCGGATTATGAGGCATTAATTCCATTGATATATCCAGAGACTGAATCAGTTTCTGTTTATGGTGGAGAAGAACTAACTCCACCTCAATTTGGAAAAGTTTTTATAAGTGTTAAACCATATAATGATAGATACCTTTCAAATCTAATCAAAGATAATATAAAAAAAGAACTCAGAAAGTACTCAGTTGCTGGAATAGTTCCCGAAATCGTAGATTTGAAATATCTTTATGTGGAAGTAAATTCAAATGTTTACTATAATACAAATCTTGCGCCATCGGCCAATTCCATAAAGTCTATAGTATCTTCAAACATAAATGCATATGCAGATTCTACGGAACTTAATAAATTTGGCGCAAGATTCAAGTACAGTAAGTTTTTGAAAATAATTGATGATAGTAGTGATGCAATCACATCAAACATTACTACAATTGTAATGAGAAGAGATTTAAGAGCGTTTTTAAATTCTTTTGCTGAGTATGAAATTTGTTTTGGAAATAGATTTCATATTAAAAATGCAAATGGTTATAATATAAAGTCATCAGGTTTCTCTGTAAGTGGAATATCTGGAACTGTCTACCTTTCGGATGTTCCAAATCAAGATCAAAGAACGGGAACAATTAACATTTTCAGATTAAACTCTCCAACAGAACCACAGATTGTAAAGAGAAATGTTGGTACTATTGATTATATTAAAGGTGAGATTAAGTTATATCCAATCAACATAATATCAACTACACTTAACAAGGGAACTCCTATTATAGAAATATCGGTATCTCCTTATTCAAATGATGTAATCGGATTACAGGATCTTTATTTGCAACTAGATATTAATAACACATTAATTAATATGGTCTCAGATACCATAGAATCCGGTTCCGACATTTCAGGAACCAATTATGCAGTTTCATCAAGCTACTCAAACGGAATTTATATAAGATAAGATATGTCAGAAACTAGAGTAAAAATTCAATCTATCATTGAGAACCAGATTCCCAATTTTATTGCGGAAGAATCACCACTTCTTGTAGAATTTTTAAAGCAGTATTACATATCACAAGAGTATCAAGGCGGTTCTTATGACTTGATTCAAAATATTGATGAGTATACAAAATTAGATAATATTTTTCAATCTGTCGAATCTACTGTATTATTAAATGACATATCTTTTTCTGATACATCTATTGCAACTTCTCCAAATACCTTCACGAAAGGATTCCCTGATCGCTATGGAATAATAAAGATAAATGATGAAATTATCACATATACTAGCAAAACAAATACTACTTTTGAAGGTTGTATTAGGGGATTTAGTGGCGTAACTTCATATACGAAATCAAACAATCCAGATGAGTTAGTATTTTCTTCTTCTACTTCTAGTGATCATAGTTCAGGTTCTGTAATTTATAATTTAAGTGCATTATTTTTACAGGAATTTTTAAAGAAAATTAAATATCAGTTTATTCCAGGATTTTCGGAAAGGTCATTAGACTCCGATTTAAATCAAAATCTTTTCATAAAGCAATCAAAAGATTTTTATTCGTCAAAAGGAACTGATGAATCATTTAAAATTCTTTTTGCGGCTTTATATGGAGAAAAGGTAGAAGTAATCAAACCAAGAGATTATCTTTTCAAGCCTTCCGACGCGGGTTATAGAAGAACCAAAGATCTAGTTGTAGAAGCAATTTCAGGAAATCCTTTAGACTTATTGAATAATACATTATATCAGGATGCGTATGAAAACTATAATATAAGCAATTCATATGCATCGGTTACAGATGTAGAGAAAATTTTTATTGGTGGAAAAGAATATTTTAAACTAAGTTTCGACTCTGATTTTAATAAAGACCTTATTCTTGAGGGAACGGCATATGGCAATTTCTCATTGCACCCAAAAACAAGAGTAATTACACAAGTAAACGCTAATTCTACAGTTCTTGATGTAGATTCTACTATTGGATTTCCATCATCAGGAACATTAACTACTAAAAATTCTGCTGGAACAGAAATAACTTTAAGTTATAGTGGAAAATCAGTTACACAATTTTATAATGTATCTGGCATAGATTCCAGTATTTTACCAACCACAGAGATTAGACTTGATGTTTATGCATATGGATACTCTGGTATAACAACAGAGAATCAAATAAAAGTTAGAATTGGATCTGTATTGAAGGAGGTTGTTGTTCCTGATGATACATATCTTTTCTCTAAAGATGATACTATTAAAATAAAATCCTTAGGAATATCTTCAGCAACAACAAGAAGAAATAACTGGATTGATAATATTGCAAATGATTTTAAAGTTAAAAATATAGTACTTGTAGATAGTTCCGATTCAACATACAATATAGAATTTTTTGATTCTCATAATTTTAAAATTGGGGATACTATAAAAATTACAGACAATTCTTCTGTAGAAAAAAATTCAACGGTTGTTGATCTTCTAGACGCATTTAGAATTTCAATACGAGGGCAAGGGCAATTAAGTAATAATCGATCATACACAGTAAGTAGATATATTACAAAACCAAATTCCACAAAATACCCACAATTAAATTCCGAAACTGCTAATGTTCAAAATACTTACACTAATTTTTCGGATGAAGTTTTAGTAGCTTCACAATCAATTCCATTTTACTATGACCAAACATTAAATCCATACAACAAAAAAGTTATTATATCTGGAGAATTTAGTGGAGAAGTTCTCCAAATTATTCCAGATAATGGTAATATTAAGGATCATGGATTTTTCACAGGAGATAAAGTTTACTATTCACCATTTAGAACAGAAACTACAACAACTACCCAAAGTGGAGATGAATTTGTTCAAGAATTTGTAAGTCAATTTGAAGAGTTGGAAGAGGGACTGTATTATGTAAAGAGAGTAGATGCAACAAAAATAAGTTTGGCAAAAAGTCCATCTGATCTTTTCGAAAATAAATTTATATCAGTCAGTGGTTCTGTTGTTTCAAACACAATAGAATATTATGATTTCTTTGGAAAAGATTTAAAGGCGCAAAATATTTTTAGAGAAGTAAAACAACCAATTAATAAAAGTGGAAATTACGAAACTTTACCCGGAAAAGTTGGTATTTTAGTCAATGGCGTAGAAATTTTAAATTATAAATCATCAGAAACTGTATTTTATGGTAAAATTAACAGTATTGATGTAACTTCTCCAGGTAATGGATATGATATTATAAATCCACCAAGTTTGAATATTAGTGACTATCAAGGGATCGGAGCAACTGGAATTTGTGCAGTTAAAGGTGGGTTAAAGAGTATTCAGATACTTGATTCTGGATTTGATTATTTAAATACACCAACTATCACTATCTTAGGTGGAAATGGTAAAAATGCATCTGCAGAAGTAAACATGGCTTCTGTAGAACATAATGTATATTTTAATGCAAGTTCAACATCTACGAATGTAAATTTATTTACAGATACGATAGGATTTTCGTCATATCACAAATTTAGAGATTATGAACGAGTAATATATCTAACCGATGGACAATCTGGTGTTGCTGGACTAACAACAGATGCATCTTACTATGTTTCTGTTATTGATGGTTTCAATATTAGACTTCATAACAAAGAAAATGAGGCAATATCGGGCATCAACACCGTAAATATTAATGATTATGGTACTGGAATACACAGATTTAAATCTGCTACAAGAAAACAAATAATATCTGATGTTGTGGTAACAAACTCTGGAGATGGATATGAAAATAAAGAAAGAACTACAACTGCATCTGGAATTAATACCGCTATCGGAATAATAAACATATCATCTCACCAATATAATACTGGAGAGGAAATTGTTTACTCAACAACAGGATCGACAATTAGTGGTCTCAGCACTAATTTACAATATCTCGTAAAAAGAGTAGATGGCGATTCATTCAAGCTAGCACCAGTTGGTCTAGGAACAATTTCAAAAACATATTATTTGGACACAGAGCAATATGTGGAGTTAAATTCTGTTGGTTCTGGAATTCATTCTTTCAATTATCCCGAAATTTCAGTATCTATTAGAGGAAATATCGGAGTTTCTACATTATCAGGACAAGATTTTTCTGCAAAAGTTCAACCCATTTTTAGGGGAGGTATAGAATCAATTCATTTAACTGATAATGGATCCAATTATGGTTCTGAAGAGATTATCAATTATAATAGACAACCAGTATTTGAATTGAGAAGTGGCACAGGAGCGCAAGTAACAGTAGTAACAGAAAATAATAAAATATCAGAAGTTTTAGTAGTTAAAAGAGGATCTGGATATAATAGCCCACCGGATCTAAGAATCAATGGAAATGGAAACTATGCAAAACTTGTACCAGTTATAGAAAATGGTGAATTAGTCGAAGTTAAAGTATTGTCTGGTGGAGTTGGATATTCTGAAGGAACTTCAATAGACATTATTCCAGCAGGATTAAATTGTAGATTCTTTGCAAATATACAAGCATGGACTGTCAATTTATTCCAGAAATATTTTAACACAATAACAGGTGATGATGGTATAGTTTCATTATCGGACAGAAGTGATTACGAACTTCAGTACTATCACTTATACGCTCCAAGAAGACTTAGAAAATCTTTATACTCTAAATCCCAAGATGGTTCAAATGATTTGATATTGTATGGAATAACTGATCTGAGAGAGTCTGCTAATGAGGAGATAGTATCATCCTACCACTCTCCAATAATTGGTTGGGCATATGATGGAAATCCAATATATGGTCCTTATGGATATTCAACTCCAACTGGCGGGACTGCCAAAGCCATGAGATCTGGATATGAATTGGCAACAAGATCAAATAGACCTTCTTTTGCTTATTTCCCCCAAGGGTTTTTTAATGAAGATTACGAATTTAAAAATAATGGAGATTTAGATGTTCATAATGGAAGATTCTGCGTTACTCCAGATTATCCTAACGGAGTTTATGCGTATTTTGCCACTATAAATGGAACCTCAAATGATACTGATGGGCCATTTAGAGGATATAGAAGACCATCTTTCCCATATTTTATTGGAAACTCTTTTTACTCCCAACCCAATTCATTCAACTTCAGTAGACAGTCGAATCAAGATGAATATGATTTAAATAACTCAGGTTGGTTCAGAAACACCACAAATTATAAGTTAACAACTTCAAATAGTTCTTATAATTATATTTTCAATCCAGATAGAGTAAAAAATCAAACAGTAAATGTAGATTATGCTTCATTTGGATCAGTAGAAAATATTGGAATTTTGACCGGAGGGTTAAATTATAAGGTAAATGATGTCTTACTATTTGATAATTCTGGAACTAAAGGATCAAACGCATCATCTAAAGTTGAAAGAGTTTTTGGAAAGGATGTCATTTCTGTAAGTGCATCAACTACCTCTTTCTCATCAGTAGAATTTGCAACTTCTTCAGGACTTGGCGAAATCGTAGGATTTTCAACTTTACCACATGGACTTAAAAATACAGAGATTATCAATGTTTCAGGATTTAACACTTATTTTTCAAAAATTGAAGGTTCTTATACTGTCGGCATAAGAACAGATAACTTTATTGCAACTTTAGGAATACAAACAATAGGTGTAACTGGTTTAACAACATATTTCTATGTTTCTGGATTCCTAGATTTCCCATACATTAGAGAGAATGACATTCTAGGAATTGGAACTCAAGAAAAAGTTAAAGTATTGAATATTGATAAAAAGTCGGGAAGAATTCGTGTATTGCGAGAATATGATTCAACTGTCAGTTCGGCTTATAGTGCCTCTACAGTTCTTTACGAAAATCCAAGAAAATTTAGAATAAACACAGGATTCAAAACAGACTACAGTTATGATGTAAATAGAGAAATTTACTTTGATCCAAAAGAATCTGTTGGAATAGGATCTACGACAGCGGTAGGAGTTGGAACAACTGTAGTCTTCTCTTCACCTGGAGTAGGAGTTACTCAAATTTTCGTTCCCGCACAATCAATTTATCTACCAAATCACCAATTAAATACTGGAGAAAAAATAACTTATTCCACAAATGGTGGATCAGAAATACTTGCTTATAACGGTTCATCATATTTTGCACTGCCACAATCCCAAGATCTTTATGCAGCTAGAATTTCAAATGATTTTATTGGAGTTTCTACATCTAAAATAGGTTTAAGTACCGCAGGAACTTTTGTTGGCGTTGGTTCTACATCAGTCAGAGGTCTTCTATTCTTTAGTAATTTTGGAACTGGAACATATCACAGTTTTAAAACTAAAAAGAATTCTATAATTGGAGAAATATCTAAAAACATTATAACAGTTGCTACTGCTTCAACTCATGGCCTTTCCATTGGCGATTCAATTGATTTTACTGCAACTCCCAAAAATGAAGAAGTTATTTCAATAAAATATAATGATAGTAAGAGAAGGGTAATAGTAAACTCAAAATCCTTCACATCTGGAGATATAAATGTATCCGAAGATACAATTTATATACCAAATCATGGTTTACATACTGGAGATAAAGTAATTTATAGTTCTCCAACTCCATCTGGTGGACTATCGAATGAATCCATTTATTATGTTCTTTACTACACAAAAGACAAAATTAGACTTTGTTCTAATAAGTATGATTTAGGTCTAAGTGTTCCGAATTATATTGATATAACAAGTTCTTCTTCTGGATCTATATCACCAATAAATCCACAAGTTAATGTATTTAAAAATAAAACTATAAAATTTGATCTTTCAGACGCATCTTTATCTTCTTTAAGTGGATCAACAAACTACTCTGCATTTGATCTCAAATTCTATTTTGATTCGGAATACAAGTATCCTTTCAGTGCAACTGGAACTACAAATAATTTTGAGTTTGTAAAGACTGGAAGAGTTGGAATAGATACATCTGCTAGTGTTTCTGTATTACTCAATGATTACTTCCCTAGTGTTTTCTACTATAGACTAGAAAATGTCAACAATGATTTCATATCCGAAGTAAAAAAACAAATAGTAGAAGATTCTGAGGTAAACAATAATAATCAAATTAATTTAATTAGTAGCAAGTATTCCGGCAATCAGCGAGTAGTTGGTCTAGGAACAACAAACACATTTATCTTTAATTTGAGCAATTATCCAGAACAATCTTTATATACAAAAGATACATCTGATCTATATTATACAACAAACTCTCCAAATGCTTATGGGCCCATTTCAAAAGTTTCTATTTTAAGTGGTGGCAACAACTACGAATCTACGCCAGGAATCGGAACAGTAGTTTCTTCCTACGGATCGGGCGCAATTTTTGAAGTAAATAGCAATTCTATTGGAAAAATAGTAAAAACTGAAATCGAAGATATTGGTTTTGATTATCCTACAGATTTAACTCTAAGTCCATCTTTAAATTTGCCAGAAATTCTTCAAATAGAGCCACTATCATCTTTTGCAAGTATTGGAATTTCTTCTGGAGGAAAAAATTATCTCACACCACCTGGATTAGTAGTTATTGATGGATATACAAATAAAGTTGTTGATGATGTTGATCTTCGTTATGTAATAGGAGCAACAGAAGTTAAGATTGTCAAGAATACTTATGGAATGTTTGACACTACACCTAGAATTGTTCCAATAAACAACTCAAATGGAATAAGTATCAATAATATATCATACAATTCAACAACTAAAGATGTTACCGTAGGATTTAATACAGGATTCAGTGATGTATTTCCTTTTAATGTCGGTGATAAAATATTAATAGAAAATACTAGTGTTGGTATTGGGTCTACTGCAAGAGGATTTAATTCATCTGAATATGATTATCAACTTTTTACAATAACTTCGACAAATCCAGCTCTTGGAGGAAATACTGGATCTATTACATACAATATTTCTGATTATCTACTTCCAAATGAATTTCCTGGAATATATGATCCATTAACATCTTTTGGTAGGGTAATATTAGAAAAATATTTTCCAATTTTTGACATTAGACTGAAGAAAAATGATTTCTTGATTGGAGAAACAGTATTTTCTAATTTGAAGAGTGGTATTGTAGAAACCTGGAATAACAAAATTGAATACTTGAAAGTGTCTACAAGTGAAGATTTCAATGTGGGCGATATTATAACAGGAGAATCTTCAAACACAAGAGGATTAATAAAGAGGAAAATTGATTTTAATTCTTATGCAAAACTAGGACCAGATTCTGGCGTAAATAAAGGTTGGATTTATGATACTGGAATTCTCAACAATAATGTTCAGAGAATTGCAGATAATAATTACTATCAATATTTTTCATACTCTCTAAAATCTAGAGTTCCTCTAGAAACTTGGAATGATTCTGTAAGTTCTCTCAACCATACTTCAGGATTTTTAAAATTCTCAGATCTCATAGTTGAATCTCAGGAAGATACCATTTCGAGGGGAGTATTTCCATCAGAATCAATAACTGATATTGTTGTAGATATTATTGGAACTGAAAAATTAAGTTGCGTAAATGTTTTTGATCTTGCGTCTGAAGGATCTTATAGATTAGGATCTGGACTCATTTCTAATGAAATATTCTTCAAGAATAGAATTTTAACAGATTATTTTGAATCTGTCGGAAATAGAGTTCTTATTATCGATGACATAAGTGATCAATTTAATAGCAATCCAAGATCAACTCGTTTCAGTACAGTTAATGAGTTTGAATTGGATTCTGCAAGAACTAAGAAGTTCTTTACATTTGTTCGTGATAAGAGATATGATTTAGAAAGACAAATTCTAGTGGTATCGTTGTTACATGATGACCAATATGGTTATTTAAATCAATATGGAAGAGTTGATACTTATTTAGATCTTGGATCTTTTGATTTTAATGTTTCTGGAGAATTAGGCCAACTCAATTTCTACCCGATAAAATATTCTGTAAATGACTACGATATTTCTTGCGTGTCTCATGATCTGAAGAGCACTGTCACAGGAATTGGGCAAAATCATGTTGGAGATATTGTAAATATCAATTCAAATCAAGCAACCATTTCTTCAGGATCTAGTTCTGCCATTAATATTGTTTCTATTGCAAATACTTATAGATCATCAAAAGTTCTTGTTGAAATTGGAGGAACTGATGGATCTTATTATGAATTTGATGAGTTAAATGTTATTCATGATGGCACAAATATTGATTTGCTTGAATATGGTCAGTTAACATCAGATACTTTAGTCGTTGGTTCATCTTCTGGACTTGGAACTTATATTCCATATTTTGATGGTTCTAATTTAAAGATTGACTTTAAACCAAATTCTTCATCATCTGTAAATATTGATATTAATACTCTTACTATTTCTATTGCAAGTTCAACATCTGGATCAGTCGGAGTTGGAACAGAAGAATTGAATACTGCTCTTATTAGTTCTGGAATTGCGACAATTGCAGCATCACCAACTCCAGTTGAAACAGTTATTACAGAATATCCAAATAATCACTCTTGTGCTTACTATATTGTAAGTGTAGAAGATGTCACCAACCAAAGATATCAAATGTCTGAGGTAATTGTGATTGATGATGGATCAGAAGCATCCATAACCGAATATGGTATTCTGCAAACACACAGTTCTCTCGGAACTGTTGGGGCAGCAGTAACAACAAATGGAACTCAAATTACATTTACGCCAGAACCAAATATTGACATTGAAGTTAGAGTTTTCCAAAATGCATTAGGTCTATTGAAGGAAAACATCTTAGAAACCTCAATAGATTTGAATAATGCAGAAATAACATCAGGACACGGAATATATGAAGGCACTGAAAGATCTGTAAAAAGAAGTTTTGATTTAACACAC